TTAAGGGAGTCTATCTTACAGTCTGCCAAGTTATACGGAGAGTATCATGAGTTCTTTAGCTGCATACGTCATACCGATTTTCGTATTAATAAGTATGGTGTTGGCGGCTTCATGTCCTTACATATCGACAATATACACCACTCTCATGGTCAATCATATGGTTATCCCCAATCTTCAGTCTTATTGTTTTTGAATGATGATTATGAGGGCGGTGAGATAATAGTCGCTGGAAATATATATAAGCCAGCGAAAGGTTCGGCTTTAGTATTTCCTTCTAATTTTATGTTTCCTCATGAAGTCAAGACTGTTACAGAGGGTGAGAGGTGGAGTGTTATATCATGGTTAATGTAAATAAACATGAAATATTTCCAACGGTAATATATCAGTTCAACTGTGGTTTTGATGATCTTAACCAATTAGATATTACACAAATGAGTACATTCATATTATCTAATGAAAAGGAAGATATTGTGAATCAGTCAAAAGATGGTTTGCATCTTCTCTCTACGTTTCAAAATTTAAAAAATATTATTCTAGAACAAAATAAAAAGTATTTAAGTGATTTACAATATGAGTTTGATAAAATAGAAATCACAAGTATGTGGTCAAACCATCTAAAACCAGGGCAATCACATCCACCACATACACACTCTAACAATCTACTATCTGGTGTATTTTATTTACACTCTGAGTCTTCAGCATCTCCAATACAATTCTTTGACCCTAGAGTTCAATCAAATATTTTATCTCCAAGAAATAAACCAAACAAATATAATTCAAGCATGATACAATTTAACTGTTTGCCATGCACAGGATATATTTTTCCCGCTTGGTTACAACATTGGGTTCCTCCAACTCCTGTGGATAGAATTAGCATATCTTGGAATATTATTGTAAGAGGTGAATATGGGGAAGTTGGAACTTTCCAAAATGCTAATATCTAAAAAGAATGAGGTTAATCTAAGACTTACTGATGTTGAGCCATCCGTGGCGGCTGAACTCAATGACTTCTTCACCTTTGAAGTTCCTGGCTTCAAATACATGCCTGCATACAGAAATAAAATGTGGGATGGAAAGATTAGATTGTACAATATTGTCACAGGTGAAATATATGTCGGACTTCTTCCCTATATAGAGGAGTATCTTAGTAATAGTGGTGAACATTATGAACTGGCAGAGGGAATAAAAAGTGAAAGAGATATTGCCTCAAGTGTGGTGCAAGGATTTGTGCGAGGACTTAGACCCACTCTTAATGGACAAAGAATTAATGTACGAGATTATCAAATTGATGCGATTGCCCATGCTATTGCCACAAATCGGGCTTTGCTTATTTCTCCTACTGCTTCGGGCAAATCACTAATAATATATTGTCTTGTTCGATACTACCAGATGATGGAACTTAAGACTTTGATACTAGTTCCGACAACATCACTTGTCGAACAGATGTATAAAGATTTTGAAGATTATGGTTGGAGTTCTGGAACATATTGTCAGAAAATATATCAAGGCCATGATAAGAAAGTTACGAAGGATGTTGTCATATCAACATGGCAATCTATTCACAGGATGCCCAGACAATATTTTAGACAGTTTGGTGCGGTATTTGGAGATGAAGCACATTTGTTCAAAGCGAAATCTCTCACTGGTATTTTGACAAAACTTGACACTTGTAAATATCGTTTTGGTCTGACAGGCACATTGGATGGAACACAAACACACAGACTAGTGTTAGAGGGTTTATTTGGTAAAGCAAAATATGTGATTACAACTAAAGAGTTGATAGACGATAAGACGTTAGCTAATCTAAAAATTGATTGTATAATCTTAAAATATCCAGATGAGGATAGACAAATAGTAAAGGACTTTGAGTATGCCGCAGAACTTGAATATATCGTTACTAAGACTGAAAGGAATTATTTTTTATGTGACCTTATGGGCCATCTTAATGGCAACACTCTCGTCCTTTTCCAGTTTGTAGAAAAACATGGTGAACCATTATACAATACCATAAAAGATAAATATAAAGAAAGAAAAGTATTTTTTGTTTATGGGGGAGTTGATACAGATACCAGAGAACAGATAAGGGAGATAGTAGAAAATGAAACAGACGCAATCATCGTGGCCAGTTATGGCACATTTAGCACTGGTATTAACATCCGGAATATTGATAACATCGTGTTCGCAAGCCCCTCAAAAAGCAAAATCAGAGTGCTTCAGTCCCTTGGTCGTGGTTTGCGCCGTGGAGACAAAAGCAAAAGTCTCAAAGTCTTTGACATCTCCGATGACCTTTCCACTGCCGGGGGTCGGCTCAATTTTACCTTAAGACATTTTAAAGAACGCATAAATATATATGATGAACAAAAATTTGATTATGAAATTAGAAGGATAAACTTAAAATGAACCTAGATTCTTACAAAGTTTTGAAATTGTCTAACGGTGAAATGATTGTGTGCGAAATAAACTCTTATAATGATGGGATGTATGACATAATGAACCCACTGAGAATGGATGTTATTCCAGTGGTCAAACGAGAGGGTGGAATGCATGAAACTCTAAATCTGTCGCCGTGGATGCAGCATTTTACAGATCAAAAATATTTTAATATTGATGAAAATCAGTGCATCCTCATAGCTGATGCCTCCGTAGGATTGTCAAAGTATTATGAATATGTGATGCTTAGAATTGATGAGGAGTGGGATAGTGGTAATAATTTAATCTCTGAAGATGAGGAAGACCCAGATGAAGATGAGTTATATAATGAGCTTCTGAAAGAAATCAAAACAGATTCTAAACTTGTTCATTGAACCACCCACATACTTAATGTACACATATTTTTTGCATGAGTCAAGTCTCCTATTTGAGAAATAGTATGAATAAGCCAGTTTTTATTGATTTTGGATGTGGTCCAAACATGTCATATTCAATCAAGTATAAATCAAAAGGCTATTACGTAGTTATAATTGAGAGGTCAGAAGAATATTTGTATGAAAATTCAGATATGAGTCGTGCAGATATTGAATGGTTTAAAATGATAGCTGATGAAATATTTTTCTTTGATATAACTGATCTTTCAAACACAGTAAGTTATAAGGCTGATGTATGGAAATGTACATCAGTTTTAGAACATGTTGATTCATATGACATAGACTCATTTCTGACGGGGATAAAAAATAACTGTAAAGATAAATCTGAGGGCGTAATACATATAGATTTGACAGACCATTGCGGTGGCTTTGAGCATCGTATTACTCCAGATAATTATAATCATTTTATTAAAAATTTTTATCAAGAAAAAGAATGGTATGAGATTATAGAAAAACATTTTACCATAAAGACGTGGCGTAAAAGTTTTTGGTATACAAACACTGAAGAAAAAAGATTTTATCAAGTATTAGGGACTAAAAATAAAGATGTGATTGCTAATTCTGAAAATTGTATAGCCGTGGATTTTAGTGTTTATGCATGAGTGGACTTGACTTTTATCACTGTGAGTATTATTATAGGATATATTATTTGGAGATTTAAATGGCAAAGAAAAAAGGTATTCATTACGTTGATAACAAAAAATTTTTACAAGCTATGATTGAGTGGCGTGAAAGTTGGCCAGATGAGGAGAATATTCCACCTGTAACAAATTATATTGGTGAGTGTTTTTTAAAAATTGCCACACATCTATCCTACAAACCAAACTTTATCAATTACACATACAGAGAGGATATGATTTCTGATGGGATTGAAAACTGTTTGCAATATGTCAAAAACTTTAATCCAGAGAAATCAAAAAATCCTTTCGCATATTTTACGCAAATAATCTATTATGCTTTTCTTCGGCGTATAGCAAAAGAAAAGAAACAAAGTCATGTAAGGAATAAGATGATTGAGCGTGACGCATATGACTCTTTTATCACAATGGAAGGTGATGATACTTACTACTCTGTTGAGGGCATCGACACTAAATTATTTTTACCAGAGGATGATGTCTACAAACCAAAGAAAAAAGAATCTGCGAAGAAAAAAGGATTAGAGGTTTTTATGGAAGATGGTGATGGGAAATCCACATCCTAATTTAACGAATAGTTTTGTTAGCTTTTTCATAAATAGTTTTAGAGATTTAAAAAATAAAACTCTTTTAGAGATTGGTAGCGGAGAGTCAACTGTTTACTGGTCTAACTATTTTGGTCAAGTGTGTAGCTATGAGGATGATCCACAATGGGCATCTACTATCAATGTGCCAGACAATGTAG